CCAAACAAAGTCTAAATCAGCCATGGTCATCTCCCAAAACAAATGGGGAAGTATTTGACACTCCCCCATTGTATATCTTTCTATGTCAATCCATTCTAATTTTTTTTTTCTTCACCATCTTCTGTTGACGTAGAACCTGGTTGTTCTAAACCACTTGTCATGCTTTCTGATAAGGCAGCCATTATATCTTGAAATTGGGTTCCTGCGATACCGCCCATGTCATCAACCCAGTCACAAACATCAACTTCTGTAAAGTTAGCAGTCTTTCCTTCTTTTACGAATTCGTACTCTGCAGCACTTCTAATCAAGTTAACTATTGCGTCTAATGCGTCTTTGCCACTTAAAGCTAGTCCAATTTCTGTTGGTCCTATACCTTGTAACTTACAGAATCTCTTTAGAGACCATGTACAGAAACGTAACGGTATTACCTTACCATCAGAAAGTGATAGGTTAAATTGTCCTCTCATATATTTTGGTTTTTAGTTTATGCGTTGGTAGTCATCACTAATGCTCCAGTACCAGTAAATGATGCAGAGAATGTAGCTGGAGATTCCATGTCACCAGTAAAGTCTAAAGACTCAACCGCTGCAGTTCCAGTCCAAATCTTGTCACCACTAACGAAAGTAGAGAAAGTCAAAGTAACATCAGTTCTTGAGCTAACAGAAGAAAATAAGTCCTCTACGTTTACTCCAGCTGCTGCAGACTCAATTACTGCTAAACCATCTGTTGATACTGACCAAGAACGTTGTCCTTGAATTTGAGCTGCCCATCCACCGCTATCTTTTGTAGAAGCGTCTGGTAAGTCTGTTGATACTGATAAAGAACAAGCTGTAGAGTGAGCTACTGCTACTCCACCTATCTTTACTACCAATAGGGTTCCGTTAAATACACCAGTTGTTGCCATTTTATTTGTTTTTTTATGTTATTTATGTTGTTTGAGTCACAAAGTGATTAACTATTATAACTCTTCTAAAAATATATGTTTCTTCTACATAGTCAAAAGTAGCTTGGTTTGATGCCATATTCCTTGTAACTATCTTGAAATCTGGAGAAGCATTTGGATAATCTGCAGGAGCTGTTCCTATGATTTCCAATAAAGCGTTAGCCCATGTGTCTACGGACTTTTGTCCTACTTCTCCAGACTTAAATGTTCTATAAACAATGTCAAACTGTATGCTTACATCAAAGTTATAGCTTGTTTTATCACTATTTTCTACTGATGTCTGAGAACTTATTAACAAGAATGGAGGCTCTGAGTAATCTGGAGCAATGGTATCATATACCGATAACTCGTACTCAGCAGCATTTATCTTGTCGAAATAAGCCTTTCGTATAGCATATCCGCAGTCTTTCATTATCCTTCTACCTCTTGTTCTTTAACTTCCGTTTGTTGACCATTTTGAGCCTTATAGTTAGCTTGTAAGAAGCCAATCAATGGCATAGCATACTTTGCTGGTATCTCTCCTATAATAGCGTCTATTTCCTTTAATTGCTCATCTGTAAGTGTAATTTGTCCTTGTGGTTTCATATTTGGTTATTTTTACAAATTTAGGTAAAATTATTTAGCCGCAATCAATGCTTTTAATTCTTCTATTTGAGCTTGTTGTTCTTGAACAGCTTTTATTAGAACTGGAATTAAATCTGTATAATTTAATCCAAGTATTTCTCTATCATAAGTCTTTTGAAATCCTTTTGTGACTAATTCTGGAAGTACTTTTTCTACATCTTGTGCAATTAATCCAATTCTTCTTACGCCTTCTTCATCTTCTTTTAGCTTATAAACAACTGTTCTTAAATCCTTTAATTTATCATTTGCATTTGTAATTGGCTCAATAATATCTTTAATAGTTTCATCTGAATTTGCAGTCCAAGATGTTGCACCAAAAGTTAAATAAACACCACCACTTCCAGATGCACAATATAATCTTGGACTTGCATTTGCAGTAGAAGAATATGTTCTTAAAAGAGTATCTCCAGTATTTGCTTGGTCATAAGAATTACCAATACTCAAAGTACCCATTAATGATGAATATGCAGTTGATGTATAACTTTCAAATAATGCTCCAACTGATTTAAAATATCCACCATTAAATTGTATAATACCCCCAGATGTGATTCTTATTCGTTCAGTGCCAGATGTCCAAGCACTAAAATATCCACTACCAGCAACTCCAATTTCTAAACCAGTACTTGTTCCACCATAATAACCTCTTTGAGTATTAGCAGTCATTGCAATAAGACCAGCATAATCACCAGCACTTGCAGTATTTACGGTTAATGATGTATTTAATGATGTACCTGCAGTTGTACCTCCTATTACTACATTGTTACCAGAAGTAATATACATCGCATTACTTGCAGTAGCTTCATTAAAAAACTGAAAATTTCCAGAAGCTGAAGCTAAAGTCCATTTATCATTTGTAGATTCCTTGAATAATATACCTACATTACCAGCACCAGCATCAGTATCTTGTAAAGTCAATCTTGGAGTTCCTCCATAAGCCATTGTTAAACTACTTGAAAAAGTAGCAGCACCAGTATTAGCAATAGTTAAAAATGTTGTTCCACCGCTAGTACCACTTCTACCTTTACCAAACATAAATTCAGGAGTACTACCAGAAGCATCTGAATCTATGTTAAAATACATTCCATCTGCAGAATTAATTATTGCATTTGTTACACCAGCATCACCTACCGTTAATGTGCCTTTTGTATTTAATACACCAGTAATTGTTCCACCAGCTAAAGGTAAGTAAGCACCACTTGCTAAAACTGAAGTATTAACGCTACCATCCGCCATTAAAAACTGAGATGCTGTACCACCACTCTTAACTAAAGTAGTTGCGTTTAAAGTACCTATGATTGTAGCAGCGTTTCCACTACCACTTGCTTTGTTTATATATAATCCTTCTCCGTTACCACTTTTAGTAATGTTTAGAGCTATGCCACTTCCGCTTGTATGGCCAATAGTGAAAGTATCTCCACTACCACTACTTGAGAAGCTACCAGTAGTTCCGATTAATCCTCCAGTCAAAGTACCACCAGTCAAGTTTAACTTGCTATCAAGTTGAGTTTGTAAAGCACTTGTAACACCAGCTAAATAACCTATCTCTGTAGTTGTTGTAGTTGCACTTGCTGCAATCTTACCACTACCATCAGAAACCAATGCTCTTGATGCAGTTAAGTTAGCAGTTACTACGCTTGATGCACCACCAGTAATAGCGGCTTGTGCTCTTGCTGTAGTAAAGTATTGATTTGTTCCCTCAGCAACATCTGATGTTGTTAGAACTACTGTTCCAGCAAATCCGTTAACTGTTGTAACTGGGAAAGTAATGTTTGTATTTGAAGCACTTGTAATTCTACCCTTGCTATCTACGGCGATTGTAGGCACAGCAGTAGAAGTTCCGTAAGTTGATGCAGTAACTCCAGTATTAGCTAAAGTTAAAGCAGATGTTACGTTTGCACTACCATCAAAACTTACTGAATAAGTAGCATCTCCACTTGCAGCTATTGTTCTTGCAGTAGAAAGTGCGTTTGCAGCGTTTGCTGTACCAGCTAAATTACCTTCAAAGTTTGCAACTAAAGTACCAACAGTATATCCAGTTCCAGTAGTATTAACTACGTTAGTAGGTTCATCTACTAAGCCAGTAAAGAATTTAAACTTACCAGCATCAGAAGCATCTCTAAATAAACCAGTGAACTCTACACGAGTTTGAGGAGTATCGTAATATCTTCCATAATATCCTATGTCTACAGCATCTGTAGTATTGTTATCATTTGCAACCTCAAACAATGGGTCTTTAGCCGATATTGATTGAGTGTTTACATAAGTTGCAGTACCATTGATAGTTAAGTTACCACTTACAACTAAGTTGTTTGGCATTGTAACGTCATTAGTAAATGCGATGGTTGTAGTATTGCCAACAGTATTAGCGGCAATCTGATTTGCGGTTCCATTGATAGTAGTTATACCTAAGTCAGTCCAAGTAGCTGAAACAACGTTTGCATCTTGTTGAGTTAAAGATATTGTTTTAGTTGTTGTACCAGTTACAGCAGCAGATATGAGAGAGCGATTGTAAGCTGTATCGTATTGT